GATAAACTTCTAGGCATTAGGTTATAACCTCTCTAACATCAAATGAAATAGTATATAAACCACTAGCATTTGTTGAATACACTATTTCATTGTTTTCAAGATATACAGTAAAACTTGGTTTATTTACAGTTACAGCTTCATTATCTGCTAGAGCAGCTACTAAATTTGGTGATATTAAAACAGTTAATGCACCTAATCCATCTGAATCAATATCACTCTGAACCATATAAACTTTTGAATGATTTGCAAACTTAATTAAATCACCTGCTTTCAAAGCACCAGTTGTACTTGCAGTAAATCCATCAAGAGCAATAGAAGCATCAGCAGCAGTATGAGAACCAGCAACTAGAATATCTGTTTCACCTTTTGATGCACCTAAATTATCTAATGGTGCTTGTATAGTAAAATCCTCAAAAGAACCTTTTTGTTTTTGTAGAAATGCAAATATTTCCATAGCTTTTTCTTGTTGCATAGGTGGCATTTGTGCTGTAAATGAAAAGTATTGTGATCCTATTTGTCTGACTTGTTTTTTACCTGATAGTGTTTGATTCAATAGAGTTGGTCTATTGTCTTGAAAGTTTAAGGCACTAAATAATGGATTTGTTGGAAAAGAACCTGACATTATACAACTCCCATCTTACCTTGATTGTTCATAGCATTATTTATAATGCTTGTAATTAAACCTTTTCTTGATGCTAAGAGTTGATCAAAACCTGCTGCATCTACTGTTGATATATTAAAGTTGACTGTAGTTCCCATACCTTGTCCTTTTGTATGATCTATAACAGTTTCATTTGGATGTAGTATTGCAGGAAAACCACCTTTACCATCTATACCACCTGCTCTTGCTCCCATGCCTGTATAGCCACCACCATCACCATTAAATAAAGAGCTTGTAAGTTGTGCTGCTTTTGCAGTAGAACCATCATCTTTTAGAAAATCACCAAAATCTGTAAGACTATTACTAATCATGCCAACTAATTTTTGCACAATAAAAACATTTATTAATTCATTTAAAACTGCTCTAGCCACACCAGTTGCTAAATTTTGAAAATCAAGAAATTGTTTTGAAGTAAAATCAAAAAACTTTTGAAATGCGTTTGTTAGTTGTCCTTGTACTGTTTCAGCAAAAGTCTTTACTACCTGAATTGATTCACCAACCTGTTCTTTAAAATCTGTTAAGTTTGCATTGAAATTAGAAAAAGATTCTCCACCTGCATCTGCTTCTTCTTTTAGTTGTATAAGTGCATCTCTTTCTTGAATAAGTAATGCTAAATGTTCTTCTGTAAGTTTTACTTGTACGCCATCTACAACTTCAATCATTCCTGTAGCTTGTGCATCTTGTATTGTTTTATCAAGATCAGCTATTTGTTCATCAAGTGTTTTGGTTTCTTTTGTAGCTATTTGTATAGCTGAAACTACTGCTGTTAAACCTACAGCAAAAGCTGTTACTGGATTTGCTAACATAGCTATTCTTAAACCATTAAGCATTGAGATTAATTTAGGTATTGCTGTAAATGCTAAGACTGTAACAATGCCACCAAGAACTTCTAAATTGTTAGCTAAAATACCTACAGCGTTTGCACTTTTACCAAAAACACCTGTAGCATTTTCAAACTCTCCAATAAGAGTAGTAAAGTTAGTTCTTAATAAAGTCATTGACTGACCTATGGTTAAGTCCATGTTTTGAACTGTTTTTGTAGTTTCATCAACTGAATTAATAAGAATAGGTAAAATAGCTTGTGCTGTAAGTTTTCCCTCTTTACCGAAATCTCTTAGTTGACCTATAGTTATGCCTAATCCATCTGCTAATAAGTTTGAAAGTATGACATTATTTTCCATTACGGATCGTAACTCATCTCCTCTTAAAGCTCCTGAAGCTAAACCCTGTGCTAACTGCCTAGCAGAGTTAGCAGCTTCAGATGATTCAGCACCAGCAATAACAAAGGTATTAGCTACTGTTTGTGTAGCTTTAGCTATATCATTTTGTGAAACACCTAATTCTTGCGTTGCTATAGTCAATCTTGTAAACAGAGTTCCTATTGCATCAAAATCTGATCTTGATTCATTTGCAATTCTTTTCATGTGTGCCATAGCACCAGCTGTTTTTTCTGCTGATCCTGAAAGAGCCATCATTCTATTTTGTACATTAACAAATGTATCACCTGCTCTGATAATCTCTCTGACACCAAAAGCAGCTATATCAACATCTCCTCTAAACTTTTTAAAAGCAGCACCAGTCTTGTTTTCACCAAGAATTCTAACTTTTATATCTTGTCTAGCCATTTTGTTTATTCATTTCCTCTGCTTGTATATTTAGATAAGCAATCCAACCATTAAATTCCTCTAAGGGCATTTGTTCAATTTCACCAACAGTTTTATGCAATCTTTCAGCTAAAGCATACATTGAATATAATTGCTTATCTTCAACTACTTTTTTTGCATTTGTCCTTGTGAAATATTACCCATAATTTCTGTAGCCACTCTCACTAATACACTACTATCAACATTATTAAGTAGATCATTTTTATGCTCTACTGTATAAATTTTCTCTCCTGCTTCATCTAATGCTTTATAAATTAAAACATAGACAAGCATTTCTACCTCATCATCTTTAGCTAGATGCATAAATCTTTTCATTTCCCTAAGAGTGATAGGTTTGGAAAAAATTTTTAAAGGTTTTCCATCACTATCACCCCATTCAGGAACTTCAATAACTTTAGTTTCTATGCTGTTGTAATGATTTTTTGCATTATCTATCGCTGACATAATTAGTATGTAGTAGTTGTAAGACCACCAGTACCTTGAACAGTAATAGTAGATTCTACTAAACCATCAAATGTTGATGTAATAGATTTACCAGTTACTATAGCAGTTCCAGTAAGTTTTACATCGCCACTATCTGATCCTTCAGGTGCGAAGTTTAATGTTACAGATGATCCTACTGCTAATGCAGTTTGACCATTCGTATCAGCTTCATCATAAAGAACATCAACTGATCCACTAAAGTCTTTGATAGATGCTAAGTATGACTTTGATGAGTCTCCCATGCTGGTATCCTCAACTGTGTCGATTGTTTCATCTATACTAAAACCTCTAATCTCGCCAATAGCATTAGAGCCTACTTGGACTGTTCCCTCTTTTCCTAAGTGTGTTGCCATATTTATTCCTCGTTTTTAGTTTTAGAAGAAGATTTAGGTTTATCTTTCGATGGGATTGCTTCTTCTTTCCAACCCTTACTCAATAAATACTCAACACTATCAGGATGAGCTTCGATTGAACTTTTACCATTTGGTGAAATCATTTTCATAATTATACCTCGTTAAACTGCTACATCAGGAGCAGTTTCCTGTACATAGTAGTTAGTTAAAAATGTGAGAACAGCAAAACTCAATGGTTGTTCTCCCTCTGTATTATATTCTATACTTGTTGATTGTAAAAAACAGTCTTTTGCAAGTCCATTTAATGTTGTATCAGCACTTATAGCTATTTCAACTTCTTTACATATCTTATCAATTTCATCATCAAAGTTGCTTGTTTGTTTTACATATATTTCAATAATTAATTCTAATTCTCTGCTCATTAACCTATTTGTACTTATAACTATAGGTTCAGAAGTTTCATCTTTGGTATATATGACTAATGCTGGTAGGTTAGTATTTTCTAAAGGATAAATTCTAGTTTCAAATACATTACTTCCAGTAGTAGTTAAACCAGTTAAAACTGTACCTGCTCTTTCTCTTATCTGTTGTCTAATATGATTTGCCACTATATTTCCTCTAACATCAATGCAGAAAAGCCTGTTCTATCTGATTGCACATTAACAATAGTGTAATTTTGTGCTGCTTTCAAAGTATTACCATCAACATCTTTGATAGCTGATACATTAAGAGTATTACCAAATGCAACACTTGGAACATCTATACTTCTACAATATGCAATAGGTTTAAGTGCTTCAACACCTGTTCCCTCAACTTGTTCAACATACTCGTTATTTATAATTATATTAATTGTTGAAGATGATCCACCTACTGTATATGTAGCAGTTACTCCATGACCAAAATTTATGTCTAGGTAGGCACTCATATCTTCTTCAGTTTCTAACCTATATTGGGACATTAGACTTTCTCCAGTATTACGCTGACATAACCTGTATTATCAGGCTCTACTGTTTTGATAAAAAATGATGTTTCAGGCGTAAGAGTATTGCCTTTGTTTGTTGTTATTGCATCAACAACTATTTTATCTCCTTGTGTAATATCAGGTGCATCTGTAGCTTTTAATATTGCAGTAGGTTGAAAACCCTCAACTGATATAGATTCTCCCTCTATGCTTATGTAAGGTTGATCTATAATAAGATTTATTAATACTGAAGAACCATCATCTATTAATCCTAAAGTATCAATTAAAGGAAAATCATCAAATAATTTTCCTGATTCAAAGTAAGTGCCAGTAACTCCATGCCCTGTTGTAGCATCAAGAAAAGAAGTAAAATCTCTAGCACTCTCAATAGCCATTTTTACTTACTTCTTTTTTTGACTTTTGATTCTGATTTTTCTAAACCAACACTTCTATTTGATTCTTTTTTTGGTTTGCCTTTGTATTCTTCAGCTTTACCATAACCAACAAGTGATCTTCCCTCATCTATAGAAAGTTCAACAACATCACCTGCTTTTACTTTTTCTTTGTTAGCTATTGTATCTTGTAAAATTAAATATTTCATTTTTTCACCTTTTGTAAGATGGGTGGAAATTAATCCACCCATTTTGTTTGTACTAAGTACCATTAACTAGCAGCACAGAATGAAACTGCATGTCTTACAGCTACATCTACTGATTGTAAAGCTACTATTCTAACTGTACCTGAACTTGAATTGCTATATGGATCAACAACTAAGTCTAATCCACCAAACATTCCAACAAGTAAGTCATTAAAGTTACCAAATACATAATTGTTAGCAGTTAATTGAGGTGAAACAACAACTTTATAGCCATTGATTTCATCATTAACAGCTACAAATTGTGCTGTATTTGTTGCTTTTTCTGTAGTTTTTAATGTTCCATAGTTAGTTGGATGCACTATGTAAGCAAGATCACCAAGTAATGCATTATCAACTCTTACAGCAGTTTCCATTGAAACCATTTCTGCAAATGTTGGAGCAGCAGCACTTGAAAGTGATACAGAGTTAATACCTGAAGTATTAGTAATACCAGTTGGATTACCTGAACTTCCTGAACCCTCTAAAGCTGCATCATCAATAGCAATAGCCATAGATTGTGCTAAGTCATTTCTAATTAAGTTTTCAACATCAATAGATGATTGAATCATTAATTGTCTAGTAACATCTGTAAATGCTCCTAATGTCTTAGGCGACATACTGACTGAACCAACAGTAAATTCTGATTCACCAGCAGCACCACCCTCTGAACTAATAAATGCAGCAGTTGAAGCAGCAGTTTTTCTTGGGATTTTTACATCGCCACTTAGTCCATTAAGCATAGTTGCCATAGGCATTACAGCAGAGTTATTTCTTAGAACATCTATGAAATCACCTGCTCTGTAATCTTGTCCAATTAAGTCACCATCTGATCCAGCAGATAAATCTCTCTGATTCCAGTTTCTTAAAACTTCATCAGGAAGCATTACGCCTTGTGCTGTTTTCCCATAAGCTCTTTGAGCTGCTTCTGAACATTCAAATTCAAATTTTGCTGCTTCTTGTGCTTTTCTATCTGTAGGATTAGCCATAGCGTTAATAGCTCTCATTATGCTAAATCTTTTAGTTTCTTTTTCAGTTAAACCAATATCTGTAGGAGTTTCTAAAGAAACATCATTAGAAATATTTTCTAACAATTCTCCTCTAAATTCTTCAACAGAAACACCATCTTTAATAGCTTGATTAGCTAAATCTCTTTTATTGTGTCTTACACCAAGATCAATAATTTCTTTTGAGTTCTTTTGAAATTCTTTTCTTGCTTCATCAACACTTTTAGACCTAACTTCATCAAGATTAATTTCTTGTTTTTCGTTTTCCATTATTTTCACCTTTGTTGTGTTTAATGTTTGTTTATCTTTAGAACGACCAACTCCGACTAATCTACTAGCATCTGCTGGAATACTTACAGAACTAATTTCCATAGGTGTCCATGATGCACGATAATAAGTTTCATCATCTTTGTTTTGTCGTTCCAGTTTATCTACCCTGTAGCCAACAGATATATTCATGCGAATACCATCAACTACATCTCTAAAAACTTCTTCAGCAAGAGCAGATTTTCCAAATCTGACTACAGCAGTTGTCCTTTTTGCTGCCTGATCCAGTTTAAATTCTTCAACTACACCTATTTGTTTTTTCATATCGTGATCTAACAGTAGTGGTGCAGTTTTAGATTGCATAAATTCCATATTTATTTCATCTTCAGAATGTCCTAGCACTTCCATACCAAAACTTCTTTCTACTGGAGTTTCACTCGAAACACCGATTCTAACAGTCCTTTTTTCTTCATCAATAGAACGAGCCTTAGATAAATCAATGGTTCTAAATTTCATAGGCATTTCTAACACCTTTCGATCTTCTTTGTCATCTTTTCTATCTTTGTCCTCATCCTCATCGTGATATGGTCTTTCAGATTCAGTCATTTCCATTTCTTCTTCTTTATCCTCATGGTGCTTTGCAAACTCTATGATTACAGAATCATCAGTTTCATTAACATTGAGGATATGTCTATCTTCTTTATCTTTCATAGCTTTTTCCTCTTTCGATGATAAAGGATGTGATTTAGGAAGCAAATCTAAATCATGCTTCCCACCTTGAAATCTCCCATTTCGCAAAGCGAATAGGAAGCTGTTTACTCTTGCATAAGCCCATTGTTCAGGAGATGTAACATTAGGTCTTACTGAAGCTGGATTGGTCTTATAAGCACCAATACCTCTTTCAAATACTGCAAGTAGTGTTCTGTATGTTGTTCTTTTTGAAGCCACATTACCAACTTTTTCATTATGTTCTTCAACTTTATTTTTAAGTCCTTTTTCGACTGTACTGGAAACCTGTCTATCTTGTTGTGCTTGACTTGCTGATCCTGATTCTTTGAGTTCTAAATATTTTATAGCTTCAAGTATGACATCTTTCATACCTCTTTCACCTAATGTTCCAATACTTAACCACTTTATCTGAGCAACAACACCAGCAATATTTGATGGTCTAGCTGGTTTATCACCTGATTTGAACTGTTTACCATCTTCAAAATGTCTAGCTATCCATGCTTCTCTTTCTTTTATTTTTTCTAAAACTTCAGGAGTTTCATCACCATCTAATGCTTTCATTAGTAATCTAAATGATCTATTACCCTCTATATTTCCACCTGCTTTCCATATTTCAGGATTGTTTTCTTTTAAACCTGCTGCAAATCTTTTATCAAATACAGGATAGTTTGAGTTTCTTAATGATATTTTTTTATTATCACCTTTTTTTGGGAAATCAGTCGCCATCTTCATCCCCACCTTGTATATTAGCTTCAACTGGTAACTTAGTTCCAAATGGTTGATATGCTATTTCTATACCATATTGTTTTGCTAATTCCACTTCTTTTTGATGTTGTTCAAATAATTCTTCTACATCTCTACCATAGTTAGCTGATATATCAGAGAAAGTTACAGTTCCATTTTGTAAACCTAATACATTTGATTGCATTTCTTTTAAAGGATCAATCCATGCAAAACTTCTAGGTATATAACTAATAGCTCTAGCAAACTTGTCATACTTTGCTATTGGTAAATTAATATAACCTGTAGATATTGACATCTCTAACCATGACTTAAATATGGGGTTTATAAAATGATCTATAACAAACTGTTGATATAACTGATACATACTCCTATCTTCTAAAGCTCCTTGTCTAATGCTTGAATAGTTGACTGATGTTAAGTCATTAGATAAAGCGTGATATGAAATATTAAGACCTGATGCAATACTTCTTAATACGCTAGTTGTAAATGGTTCAAATGCAGATGTAGGATGTGTAGGATCAAAACTTTCAAATGACATCCCTGCTGGTAATTGCTCAAACACTCCTGCTTGTGCGTTCATGGATGGATTAAAAGTATCTTCCATCTCACCATCTCCGACATAACCATCGCCATCAGGTGAAGTTATAAAACCCATTTTTGAAGCACCAACTCTAGCAGCTACTATTTCTGCTTCGTAATATCCATTAAGCATTTTCATATTAGCTATTATAGGTGCAATAAATGATACTCCTCTTGTTTGTTCTGCTCTTTGTGGTAGGTAGGCGTGTATTATTTCATCTGCTGGAACTCTTATGTATTCCTGTTGTGGTTTTGGATAAGTATTATCATAAGGATGCTTTTTAAATAAATGATATGCTACTGGTTTACCACCTTTATCAAGCTCAACACCCATCTTAATACTGTTGCCATTTTTCAATCTTGTTTCATTTTTATTTTCATCTAAATGGTCTGCTTCAATAAAACTAATTTTAAAACCAAATGGTGAACTACTATCCTTAACTTTTCTTACAATTACTTCACCATCTCTACAAAGAGTTTCAATAAATATTTTTTGACAATCTATAAATGTAAGTCTTTCATTTACAGTACAATTTCCTAACTGACACCACTCTTTCCATGATCTTTCGATAAGCAGGTTAGCTCCAATATCCAATGATTGATCATCATTTCGTGCTTTGGAGCTAACTCTTACGCCCTGCTTTCCGATCACATTCGATACCATCAGGTTTAAGTATCTTGAAATGAATGGATCATTTCTAGCTAACTCTCGACCTCTATCTCTTAGAAGTCTTAAATTATCCTTGATCTCGGCATCAGCAGAAGTAGAGCTAGTCAAAAAATCTGCAAACAATCTACCCGTATTAGCT